ATTGATTCTTGAGACTTTATTTCTTTCTGCAAGAGATCTAATTCTTTCGCTAAGAGATCTCGTGCAACTTGCCTCTTGAGAAGATTGCCATCAATAGTGTTGCCAATACCCTGAAGCTGCTGCTGGTAAGCCTTGAGGGCTTCGATTTCTTTTAGCACTTCTTCAGTACTAGTCTTTTTTTTACTAATTAGCTCTTCAAGATATGCTAACTCTTCAGCATTAAGTTCACCAGCCTCTTTTTTAAGCCTAATCTGCTCAGCGGTTAGCTCGTTAAGTTCTCTTTGTTGTTCTGGGGTAAGCGCCAATTTATAGCCCTCGCAATTCTGCTACAATAATTAGTTATTAACGAAAAAAGACAAGGATCTTACGAACCTTGCCTTCTTACTCGTTCTGCCAGTTCATGTGGCATTTTTGGTTGATTAAATGACGTTAATTCTTGGGAACCACCGCCGCGTCCTTTTGAAGCATTTTCATATGCTTCGTTCTCGGCTTTGATTTGTTTTAGCAATCTTCCAACAAACCACTTTCGAAGACCCAGCGGTAGATTATATGCTTCCGAAAATGACCAGCCTCCACTATATTTCAAGAAGAAGAACTGCTCATAAACGTTCTCCATATATTCATCGGTCAGGCCAAAAAAAGTCCGCGGTGAGCGGCACCTCCATGTCTTGTTCGTGACCACACTCCTCGCAAGAGAAGAATTGTGTCAAATCAACGTTTGGAGCAGCAGTTTTATAGCATACTCTTAAGTGCCGAGCATCCAATGAAGGAATGTTATCAATCAAGTAATTTAAAGCTTGTGTGCTTTCATCGCCATTGACAGAAACAACCATGCTTCTGATTTGGCTTGTTACAGATTGTTCGGGTCTGTTGCGCTTACGAGCGTTTTCAGCTTGAGAAACCATTGCCTTCTCATCGTTGCCATCTAAAAGCCTGAAGACAATGTTGACTTGTGTTCTCGGCAATACAGTACTAAAAGTACCATCGCCATTAGATGTCAGCGACAGTGCGTTGTCATCATTACCAGTATGAACATTGGCTTCGTTTAGATCAAAAGAATACTCTTGAGTTGTGCCACAAGCTGGACAACTAACAGTTGTACTGTAGTCGTTACCATAGCCAGACACACGTGCTGCGATAAGGATAGCGTTTCGGTCTCCAACCAAAAGAGAGTCGGAGTTAACTCTCTTATCAGTGATAAGGCTCTGAATTACTCTATCAATAGCAACGCCGTTTTTAAGAAGTGTTCTCGATGTGAGAATATCTTCTTCTTTAGCAGTCATTTGCTTGATTTCAATTGTGCTTTGTCCATGAAGGGGGTGATTCTCTGGATAGAACCTACCTCCTGATGGAAGTTCTACAAATTCGGTCGGGACCACGAATGCGAATCCCGGATTTTCTTGTAGAGCTTGTTGTGGGGGCGAACTATCTTGTGGAGTGTTCGACCCCAAACGGTCTCTATTGCGTGACATTTACACCTCTATGTTGTTTATGCGTTAAAGAAACTTTGTGCGCCTGAACCAGCGGCTGCTTTTTGATCCTTGCCAACTTGCAGTCTAGCCCAGTCGTATTTAATAGTAACAGAAAGTTCGGTCAGATCATCATTACCATACTCAAGATTATCACCATATTTAACTTCTGTTAAGAAAGAATTCCAAAGAGTCCAAGTTTCGAGCGGATTACCATCAGAATCAAGCTGAGTGATGATGACAGTTCCGAGAGAAGCGGCAGACTTAGCCTTGGAGATAGATGCACGGTCTTCAGATGTGCTAGGTGGCTTGTAGCCAGACTCTTCAACAATAGCAGAAAGAGTAGCGGACATATCTGGATCAACAGGATCAACCATAGTAACAGTAATATCGTTCCAAGTAACATTACCTGGGTAATAGAACGTATGGTTTAAATACTTATGCTCTGCGGCATTAATCGCAAACGAGGGCTTTGTGGCTGTCTTAGCATACCAAAGCTTAGCGCCTCCTTGAGCAGCTTGAATTCCTTGGAACTCAACTGTAAATCTAAAATTTCTTTTTGGATCCTTGAGGCTTGCGTCCTCTCCAAAGTTTTCTGACCAGAATGGCATAGTATGGGTACTCCTGTTAATGTATTCTTCTAAATTTAATTAGTGGGGTGGGGGGAAAACCCCCCTCATTTGTTCGATTAGTCGTCGAACGATGCACCGGTCGAGGCAATCACGAAGTCAATCGCGATGTATTCGATGGCACGGGCTGGCTTGACCATAATCTTCGCATACATGATGTTCTGATCAATCAAGTCAGGGGTTGTTGTTGTCTCATCAAGAATCAATCTGTAATCGGTGATACCGAACTGGACCTTAACATTTGAAAGGAATGGTTCTACAACTGATGTGAATCGATTCCATGTAGATTGCACATTTTGCTCGAACAGAATTTGAGTCGAGAGGATGGAAATCTGCTTCTTCAAGTAGATGACCAATCTGCGAACGTTAATTCTGTCTAATGCACTCTGGCGTTCTTGGAGGGTCTTTTGACCGAACACTACGATTCCACTAGATGGGAACGAAGCGATTGGGTTGATGTTAGACTCATAAAGCTTGTCTCTTTCCTTAGAGGTAAGCTTCTGAGAAACATTAGTTACCGGGATACCTGCAGCGCCGTCAGAGAGACCACCGCGGTTAAAGCCGGCTGGCGCAAACCAAAGGTGCGATTGTGCTTGCGAAGAAGCCAATACACCCATCATTGCGACAGTTGGTGGAACCCACAGGGCACGACCGGAATTTGCATCTCGGGTTTGGACCCATGGGTAGAAGGTTGCACCGTAAGATGAATCAATTCTTCTATCCTTCAAATCGGTAGCAGTCTGACCAACATTGTTAATGAATCTATCCTTTTTGTCAGATTCATATTGTTCGTGTTGTGGGATGTAGATATTCTTAAGGTCAATAAGAGCCATAGCATCTCCGCGATCCTCACATACATCAATCATGTGATTAGTGAGAGACTCGTTGGTAATACCAGGCAATGCCATAAGGTTTATATCAACCGATTCTGGATCTGCAACTGTGTCAATTGCTCTCTTGATAGAATAATAAGCTGAGTTGTTATTCTCTGTTGTTGAAGCAACTGGCATTCCACCGTTATAGAGAGGATCTGGGACAAGAATATCGAATCCGTCAAATCCTCCAACAAGCGGAGCAGTAAATCTGTCATATCCTGCATCGAGTAGTGTCTTGTATGTTCCACCACCAGTAATTGACACAGAATCGCCACTGGCATAAGAACCAGACTCGTAGTAATATTCATCGCTAGAGTCTTTTCTGATATCGTTCATGGTGAACACATAAGATGCGCGATAGTTGCCGGTACCTTCCATGCTGTATGCAGAGAGGGCTGTTACATTGCCATCAAGCAACTTGTTAACATCCTTAACACTTGCATCGGCGCGTGAAGAAGTTTCTGCTCTGGTGTTTTGGTATCCGAAGTAAGCGTTCCTGAAGTCGGATAAGCCACCATCAGAGGCTGAGACACGAAGTCTAACTTCTGGGAATTCGAATCCAGCCATGGCTGCTGTCGGAGTACTCGACGCTGATACAACTAGTGGCGAGGCGCCGGCGCCGACCAGACCAGAATCCCAGTAGATCATACCAGCCCCGAGTGCACCAGTTGTTGTAGAGGCAACAGTCTTATACTTGGGTGGTCCAAAGTAGCCGAAAGGAAGAAGTAGTGGGTTAGCACCACCATCTTCGACATCACTTTGGCACTGAACATAAACATACTTAGACTGGTTAACGTAGTCACCATATGAAACCATTCTTCTCTCAGTCTCATTCCACTCTTGGTAAGTATCACCAATTCTGCGAGAAATAAAGTCAGGGCTCGATGGGTTAAGATTAAGATTATCAAAACGCTCAAGAACTTGAGTCTTTCCATCTGTATCGCCGAGAGCGCGAATAACCACAGAGAAAGAACCATAATCACTTGTAGTGGTGGTAGATGCTCTAATCTTCTCAATAGAAACCTTGGCATTTTCACTCAACCATGATCCGTGTCCGCGACCAATAAGACGGAACAATTTAGGCATAGCTTCAACATTGAAATCGGCGGCAACACCCTTAAGATCTTGACCAATAAACCAGCCAGTGTATGCTTCACGATGAGCAGTCTTCTTGATAGCAGGTCCTATAGTAGTGTGTGCAGCAGAATCCGCAATCGGAAGAATTGCTCCAAGCATATCAGCAGATTCTAAGCCGGCATCACGAACTTCTTGCTCATATGTTTCACCAAGCCAGTATGGCTCGGCGCTTTCTGCAGCATAGAAGGTACCAGCATCGCTAGCCAATTGTGGATTTGTGTTGAAAATCTTTCTAACAAATGTTTCGGAAGCGTCAGAAAAACCAAACGTAAGTTTATCATTTGTCGCAGGTCCAGAACTAGAGATACGAACTGTAAAGTGGTTTGAATCGCTAGCAATTACAGTTCCAATACCTTCGCTAGTCGAAGCAGCACCCGAGCCCCACAAAGTTCCTGAAAGTTGAATGCTGGAGCCAGAGTTAAGGTACCATACAGCAGCAAGGGAGCCTGTACCAAGGAGACCCGCGGCGGTATCAAATGATGCCGATGGCCAAACCCAAAGACCGTATGCGCCGCCGTTAGCAGCGATTGAAGT